CAAAAATCCTCGGCACGCGTCACGCACCGATTATAAAAATCCAACGCGCGATGCTCTCGCACAGTACCACCAACCTTGGCACCCGAGGTGTCATCCCAATTGAGGGACAACCTCCGCAGAGAGCTCTAAAATAAATAAAGTCTCACCACATATGTATTTACCCTTACACTAAGGGGGTCATTACGGAATCCGAACCATCTGTTTAAGGCCTGGCCAAGACCTGGTATTCCCTCCATATCGAGCCACCAATATAGAGTCGTTTGTCAAGCACAAACTACTTAAGCTCGTTTTTAAAGGAGGACCCGACTCCGGTTCACTTAAGGTGGCTTTCCACACCCGGTTTAACCCTATGCATGATAATTTCTGCTGCAATGCCAGCCCATAAGCTAAAGCGTTATAGGAAGCTCAATTTACCCAGTTTTATTCTGGCCGCCGTTTTTAAACCTCCTGGCACACGGAGGTGATAGTTTATAGACTTATCAAGGTCTAATGTGACTCACGTCAGAGGGCCGCCAGAATACACCAGAGGAACAAAACGAAACATGGCGTATGAGAAATCTTCACCAGCAGACTCATACACATTAACAAATGGACCATCAGAAGTGGAAGCACCAATAGTAGGAGACTGACCGAGTAATGTAACACCAAAAGTAATACACTCCATAGAAGAGTTTGGAGGAGTATTTATTGTGTTATTAGGAAGGAGACGAGAAATATTGTAACGACGCTGGGAAAAGTAAGGAGCTCGAACTTCCAAATTCGCAAGCTGCTTACCGTCAGTAAATTGAATTGAAGTGTCGTTACTAAAAATGCCTGCGGTGACCAACCCAGTACCTGCAGAACAATACTCACTACCAAAGCCAAGCGACGCCCAAATTTGCGACATTTCAGACCCATTCCCAGCAGCAATTGCCGTAGTATTAGGAATAAGCTTAAACCTACGAGACCCACGGAACCCAAGAAAAGCCCGAGTAAACCACCGAAGAGGTGTATTATAAGTGGAAAGGGCATGGAAAAAATTCTCAGGAGGATAATAAGAAGATGAATTACTGGTTTGAATGTGCTCAAGACCAAAACTCCAACGTAAATTAGTAGGAGCAACACCAGAACCAGTATTGTTATAAACTGAAAGGAACCAAGTTAAAATAGGCCTCTGCAACAAAGTACGAATAGACTGCACAGTTTCACCACCAACAACTGCTGAAATATCACCAGAAACAGAAGGGACAAGATCCTCAACCTCGAGATCATCAGAAGGACCTTGGGGAACATTCCAATTAGAAGAACCAGAAGCAGGAAGATAGGCAGGAACAATGGGCCTAAAAAACTGCATATCAGAACCGCCACGCCCAAAAATTAAGACATTGACTGAAGCCGTGGGGTCTGGAGAAGTAAGCTCAGTCTGAACAACGAGTTGAAGATACCCATTGTGGTACCCGCTCTGGTAAGTTGCAGAATAAGACGTATTGATACGAAGGGCTTGAAAAATTTCTGACCAACCAATCCGAAAGCCCTTAACACAATTACCATTCACCTCCCAAATTCGATTATATGAAGAATTAGTAGCATCTTCGGTTGCAGTATAAGTGTAAGGGTAATACACAAGTTGCAAGCGCCCACGATGTTGGGCAGAAGCAACAACTTCAATAAAATACTCCATAGAACCACGCCAATACTCAAACCAAGCAGCTACAAAAGATACAGGAGCCAAGAACAAAGAGTAAGGCTGGCTTGAACCAGTACTAACTCCAAAAACAGGCGTAACAGCCCATGTCGCCAAAACAGTACCCGGAGCTTGAGAAGTAGTCCAAGTAGTAGAAGACTGATGATAGTGTTTACGAAGAGACATATCAGCAAAAGACATATGGTCAGTAGAACCAGCCCCACCAAGAGCTGGATCAATAGAAACCTTATTGCCCGACAAAACCGACAAAGAAACAGAGTAATCTTGCCCATCACCATTGACAAGATTACCAACACTACGAAAAGTCCCTGGAGGATTAATTGTAAAATTATCTAGACGGGTAAAGCCAAAGAAGTCGGCGACTGCTCCAATGGCTGATGCAACAATCTCAGTTCCACGTGCAAACGTAGCAATGACGGGAACATCTTTCAAGGAGGCAGCAGCAGAAGAAACTGCTCCCGCAACACGTCCAACAACACCTTGCTTACCCTTCGGGACACCAGACTGAGGATAAGGCATGTCAATATTAACATCCGTAAGACGAGCAAAACAACGGATAGTATTACTGGCAATAGAAGACATATTAGTAGAATTTCCAAGAGCAGCAGCAACAATCGCAACAATACGCCACTGAGTTTGGTTCCCTCCACCAAGAGAACCACTAGAATTACTCAAATTCATAAGATCAATAGCGTCAGCAGGAGAATTCCAGGGCAAATCGAATTCGACCGAATTAGACTTAGATGGATACAACTTTCCAACAAAATCAAGATGGAAGATTTGATAGAAATTTGGCAATGTGTCGTTAATAACAGGAGAAGGGGTATTTGCTACATAAGGCCAAGTGTAGGCTTCGGTCCCTTGTGGGACCGCAGCTACAACAGCCATTCCAAACTGAGTAGCAGCACCACTAATGACGAAACGCACATGGAGTGTTGCGTGAAGGCGCCTAAAACCAGCAAGCTTCTTAGAAATCGCCGTGTTAGTAAGAAACAAATACCAAGGATCACACTGCATAAGTTGGGCACCCTGTGCATTAGTACTAGCCCAAGTACAATTTTGTAAAAAAGTCCAACGACCTAGATAGTCTGACAACTCCAATGATGAAGATAGAGTATCAGATTGAAGAGGTCTAGGTACGCGAGACACAACCTGGGTAGGAACTTCGTCGACGAAAGACATAACATCGGCAGATGAGTCCTGAACAATAGATGTAGTAACAGTTGAGGTGTTAGCATCAGCGATAACATCGCCAGCGACACCCATAGAATTAGTAACAGAAGCAAGAGAAAAAATTTAAGAAAACACGCTCTCTCAAACGGTCAACCGATAGTGTCTTTAAATTCAGGCTCCCCCGTAAAAACGGGCAGCGTACAAGGACACCAGCCTTAACTTCACACATACCTCACGCGACACCTGGAACACTCAAACCAGGAAACGTCTTTTATAAACGCGAATAATATATGGAACCCTCTTTGTTATATTAAAGTTGACATGGATGGCACGTCAACCGGATAGGTTTAAGGACTCTCCAGGTCCAATGCCCTCAACACGACTCTGTGAGGGCATCAATCGAGTCACCCCAAACAGCAAAGTGGTCACGCCCATACGACAGCTTCAAATCATCATAGGACTGAATAAAACCACTCCAAATCTCATATTTCAAGCACACACCTTGAATACGAGACAATATATAGTCGTACTCCTTGCGACCATACAAAAAATACTCACGCAAGACGGAACTCAAAGCAGAACCCATTTGGTCCTTAAGAGACGTCTTCCCAGGGATCATAACAGTCAAAGTCTTAACCAAAGACTTAGGGTCAAGAACAGCGACCCACGAGGAAAGATCAGCATTCCACCTCAGTCTACGCTTCAAGAATGAACAAGCCTCCAACTGTTTATACGCATAATCAGGGGCATCCGTCTTATCACCTGGAGTAAAAACAACCCCGTACTTCTTACACTCATCACGAACAGTAACATAGCAATATGCTGAAAACCCATCAGCAACACATTGTAAACTATCATCTCCAACATGAGCTAAACGGACATGGTCACGGAACACATATCCAGCATAAAACTTTCTCCAAACAAAGCGCATCATTACACTCTGTCCTATGGAGTTGTGCAAGATAGTCAAAAAACTTCCGGACGGATCAGTAAATGAGAAGGCAATAAGCCCTCCCTTACAATAAGCAAAATGGTAAAGCTCAGACACCAAAACCCCCGAGCCAATACGAATCTGCTCTTCTGTATAATTCAAAACACGCATCAAATACACTAAGATCTCTATCACAGCAACTCTGATAGTAGTGTTTAGGCGCTTATCCCACTTCTCTGCATCCGCATCAAACGCATTATGCGTTCCAAAAGCAGACATATGCTGGTAGAACGTGTGACACTCACGCGAACTTACATTCATCCCAGCATAACACTCAAAAAACTGACGATGCATTAAAATAAATGCCATAACAGGACCAAAATACTGTTTCAACAAAAAATTGAAGAAGAAAGGGAAGCACATAAAAACACGTGCCTTATTCTTCAAATTAACTTTCTCAGCAGAAAGAGGTTCATCCTTCAAACTCCAAGAAACAAAGGGCATCGCCAAATACCCTTCATGGAGCATCTTTCGAGCCCACTCAAGCTGCTTCTTAAAGACTACTGACATACCCTTAATTGGGTCAGAGTCCACCAAATGAGTCTTATTCCGGAAAAAGGGGTACCCTGACGAAGTCATCCTATCAAACCCACGGATAGACGACCCTTCAACGCCATAAAGTGTCTCTTCATCGGAGAGCACTCTAAAAGTGTCAGTACCTGGCAACAATTCCGCACCTTCAATGTAGTCATCACAAGCCATCTCAAGCTCGTCCTTAGGCATATTAATAACACCTTCACATGCCTTAATCGACTCAAGGAGAGGTTCACGCCAAACTCCATCAATCAAACGACCTCGAAAAATCGGACCACAGAAGTAGTCCTTACCGAGGTACTTTTCCCTCAAATCATCAAAGTCTCCAGCAAACGGAGTAGGGACAACCTTTGTAACATGGTGGGCAGAATGGGGATTCTGCCCAAAGATCTTCTCAACAGAACCTACAATCTCGAGGTCAACCTTATCAGCACCATTGAAAGGATTATTATCCCACAATAAAGGAGAAAATTCAAACCCAGAAGAATCGCAACCCTGGGAGACAGGAACTGGCTGAGAAAGCCTAGCTGTCATATTCATATCACGGCACCTCAAAATCAAAGGATCAACATCAAAACGGGTAACCTCATCACCCATAGCAGTTGTAGACATAAAACCATGTGACGCTGCAACATGGATACCACCCCACCAACAGTGCCCTTGCCTCTTAAAAACAAGCGGCGAACCACACCATCCTTTTTGAGAGGGAACGTTATAAGCCCAACCCTCACGAACTGGAAGATCAACGCTCTGAACTTCCTTAGTAAAAGCCGGAATAGTATACTTTAAAGGAGAAATTTCATAATCAGTAGCCGCCACACTACCATTACCAGGATAGATAAAAACACCCCTATCAAACTGCTTACCCAAAGCAAGCTGAGAAGAGTGCACGAGATGTTTATAAGCCCCTTCACCTCCTGGATGTATTCCAACAACATGGAACACACAGAGGTCTTTAGTGGGGTGGAGAAACACCTCCTTCCCAACCCTCAAATCACAAAAATTGTGGGAAGACGACCTTCCTTCATCACCACTCCAGTAACGGAAACGCCCCCCGTTCTGGAAATAGTGTTTAGTTGAAAGAAACATGTTCCCACTCAAACGGACAGCATACATCACCTTGTCTGTCCCCTCATACTCAGGAGAGCACAACCACAAAATATTCTTCTTAAGAGAAGATACAATCTGATCAACAGAAGAAGTTGCACTAACTTCACTCATAGAATACACAGGGTCTGAAGC